GAGATCACCGCTCTTGTCGAGGGCGCGGAGAGCGTCCTTGAGTTGGCAGAAGAACTCGTGGAAGAAGGCGCGGAGCTTGACTACAAGCTGGGCGGCGTTCTCTACCATGTGCGACTCAGCAAGGAGTATCAGTCGCTGGATGCGCGGTACGCCGAGAACGGCGGCTTTGGTCTCTACGTCAAGGAGCGCCTGAACGTCGAGTACCGCAAGGCGATGTACCTGATCGACATCTACTACAAGTTCAACCTTTTCGGTATCGATGCCGAGAAGGTCAAGGAGATTGGCTGGACCAAGGCGTCTAAGATTGCCGCGGTCATGTCGGAAGACAACGCCGAAGAACTTGTCGAGCTTGCCGAGAAGAGTACGGTGGCCGACCTCCAGGACACGATCAAGGAGGATTACGTCGAGAAGGGCGGTAGCAAGACGGCTGGCGAGAAGAAGAAGCGAGTCACCTTCAAGTTCCGTCTGTTTGAGGATCAGGCATCGCTGGTCACTGAAGTTCTCAACACCGTGGCGAAGGACATGGGCGTTAAGGACCTCAGCGCCGCGTTCGAGCATATCGTTGCCGAGTGGGCGGCGGAGAACCTGAATCTCAAGCCCGCAGCGAAAGCGAAGACCGCGGCGAAGCCCGCAGCGAAGGCGGCGGCTCCCGCCAAAAAGACGCGTAAGGCGGAAGTCGAGCAGGACGAAGACGAGTAATCCTCAGTAGCGTATAATCGGTAGGGCGTGACCTTCGGGTCGCGCCCTATTTTTTTGCTTACACTTTCTGGTGGTAGCTAGTCAGGCATGGAGACTGGTAGATGAAATCAATTGCAAAGCGTCAGCGTAGAGTACGTACCCCCAAGACCAGTACACCGATGAACACTCGCGTGGATATGGCGTACGTCGATATTAACGACATTGCCCCGTACCCGTATAACCCTAGGGATAACGCGGGGGCTATAGCGTCTGTAGCGAACTCTATCAAGGCTTTTGGGTTCCTAGTACCCGTAGTTATTGACGCCAATAATGTACTGGTCGCGGGCCACACGCGGGTAGAGGCGGCTAAGACGCTAGGGCTTAGCGAAGTCCCCGCGATCAAGGCAGAGTTCCTTACCCCTGACCAGATTGACGCCTTCCGTATTATCGACAACAAGGTAGCGGAAGCGGCAAAGTGGGACTTTGACCTACTATCGCACGAGCTTACGCGACTAAAAGGTTCTGGTCTTGTTTTTACAGACTTTGGTTTTGCACAAGAAGAGATTGACTGCCTTACGGAAGCTGTAGCCGATGATTGCCTAGACACCACTAGGCTAGTAGATCAGGAAGCTAGGGATCGCGTGCATAGAACCGAGCGTAGAGCGCCTGCTACTGCTAGGTTCGTGCTAGGAGAGATTGTGTTTTTTATCCCCGCGAGTACGTACCGTAACTGGGTTAGCGGTATCCGCGAGCTATGCGATTACGACGAGCTAGAAATAGCTGCGGAGGTCAAACGCAGACTAGGCGTAAGTCTGGAGGAGTCATGATTAAAAATATACCCATAGCAGCGCTGGCACCAGACAAGAAAAACCCGCGTAAGGCAGACGATGCACGGCTAGGATTGCTCCGGTTGTCGTTGGCTAAACTAGGTTTTATTATGCCTGTATACGCTACGCCCGGAGGTATGCTTTTGTCGGGACACCAGAGGCAGCGCGTAGCCACGGAGCTTGGCATCGCGTGCCTACCAACCGTTACCGTCGAGGTACCAGAGAAAGACATACAAGGTATTAACATACTATTTAACCGGGCTACTAACGACTTCGGGGCGCTGGACACCGGGGCGCAGGCGCACGAGAAACTGAATATAGAGACGGTCATAGACGCCGCGGAGTCGCTACCGGATTTTGAGGGCGAAGAGTGGTTTGCGCTCAATTGCAGAGAACAGAGCATCGCCGGTATGGGTAAGGATGATGCGGACAGGTACGACAAAAAAGCGGTGGTCGTGGCCGCTAGTCTAATGCGGATGAATGTGCGCATCCCGGTAGTTGTTTCTGAGTCAGGCCAGATCGTTAACGGCATTAACCGCCTCTTCGCAGCTAAAGAAGCCGGACTGAAAAAGTGGCCTATCATCACCATACCGGATGATTACGCCAAGGTTGCGCTGAACTTCCTCAACTACCTAAGCATGGACTTCCATGTTGACGAGGACTTTGCTCGCATGATGCGGTACTCGGCGTTCCGTCGCCCGCAAAACAACAGGGGTAACGTGCCTAAAGCGTACCGTTTTTGGGCTAACGGCGGTAAGACGTTGCTAGACCGGGACTCGTACAGCACGGAGTACTGGCGGAATTTCCGCGATCTACATGGCAATGAGTTGCTGGATTTTGGCGCGGGGCTTTGTAAGGTAAAACCCTTCCTAGAAGCCCGAGGTATGCGGTGTACGGAGTTTGAACCATACCGTATAGACCCGGACAGCGGTGTCGGCACACCCTCCCCGGACTACTCACGTATGAAGGCCCGCGAGTTTCTGGAAGAGGTAGCGGACGGGCGGCGGTTCTCGTCTATCTTCCTAGCGTCAGTTCTAAACAGTGTGCCTTTCCCTAAAGACCGAATGGCTGTACTCGCTATCGTACATGCCCTGTCAGATAGGGATACCGCTGTTTACGGCACCTGTAGAGATATATCGGACTTCGTGTATGAGTATGGCGGCATCCGGCAGGCTAACTACTTTGTATTCGATTCGGAGCCGGGGGTACGCGTAGGGGACGTAGTGAAATCCCCTAAGATACAGAAGTTCCATACGCGTGAAGAGGCAGAGGAAATGTTCTCTCGGCTATGGCTGAAGCGCGAGTATTGGCCGGGCGGTAATGTGTTCTACTTCAAACTCACTGCGCCTAAAGGCGTGAACGCCAAAGTGCTATCGCAGGCACTTGAGTTAGAATTTGAGCTACCATACGCAGACGGTAGGGACATGGGGCTTAGTGTCTACGCTAAGCAGTGCTTCAGCAAACGTTTAGGCATAGCGATTATCTAGGAGGCTGTATGAGCTTGGAGTTCTCGAAAGACGACCCGCAGAGGATTGTGCATTACCCAAAAAACGCTACGCGTTTTGAGTTTGATAGGGAGGTGGCGGTAATCTTCCCAAACATGGCCCGTAGAAGTATTCCTATGTACGAAGAGGCGCACCGTCTACACATATCGCTGGTTCTGGATAAGTTTATCGATGGGCACGAAGACGTACAGGTAGTTGATGTGGGGGCCTCGCGCGGGGCGTTCCTTAAGGAGATTTGCAATCAATTGCAATGGCCGATTGACCGTAAACACCCGCGCATCCGTATGCTCGCTATCGATAGCTCTGCGGATATGCTAGAGCTACTACGGGCGGAAATGCCGTGGGTTAGTACCTTGCACGCGGAAGCGCAGGGGTTGCGTAGCCTGGATGGCTCCGCGGATGTTATCTCTATGATGTACGTCCTACAGTTTATTCAGGACCCCGCGGACAAACTAGCGGTACTACAGTGGGCATACGATAGTCTGAAGCCGGGCGGGTACTTACTTCTAGGCCAAAAAGACCTAGTATCAAAAGAGTACGAGGAGCTTTTTGCGCAAGAGTATTACAGGTTTCGCTACCGTAACGGATACACCCACGAGGAGATCGTCGCTAAGACACAGGCGTTAAAGAATTCCATGTGGCCTAGTACTCCTGCATGGCTTGAGGATATGTGTATTCAGGCCGGGTTTTCTGACTACGCAGTTACTAGTCGGTGGCTGCAATTTTCTACGAGTATTTGCACAAAGCGGGGGTAATCATGCCGGACAGAGACGGGAATGAGCCTGTAGTTGGTCGCAGGATATCGCGTAGGGGTAGGGCGGGCTTTGCCTTTACGGGGGCATCCCTCTCTGACTCCACTACGGCAGAGGGTTCCGATATCAACAGGGAAGTAGAGCGGATGGCTGCGCCCACTAGCGGTGCGTCCGCGCTACCGCCGCCCCCCGAGTCGGAGGTCATTGCGGGGACACCTAATGAGGAATTCAACCCTCGCGGGCGGCTGGAGCAAGTACGGAGACGGTCCAGCCAATATGAGCGGGAGTATCGACTGAACCTGCTACATCGGCTACTGATGCGTCGCGTACCTATGGACGAGATTGCCAGCCAGTTAGGGTTGTCGGTGTCGCAGGTGTACCGAGACAGGGACGCGCTAAAGGAAAAGCTGCGTGAAGAGGCGCGTACGCTGGATATAGACGAGGTTATCGGGGATAGTAAAGGGTATTACGAGGAGGCTGCCGCGATGGCTATGCGTGCGGCGTCCAAGAGTGATCTACCTATGCCTATCCGACTAGCGGCGGTACGCACGGCGCTCGCCGCCAAGAACGACATGCACCGCTTCTTCCAGACAGCCGGTGTTTACGACGTATTGCGTTTCCGGCTTGCCCAGGATGGTACGGGGGTGTCCGACGTACGCAGGCTGATGGAGAACACAGAAAAGTTGCTTAGCGGAGAGTTTAGCAACGCGGCGCGTGATGTTATTGATTCTGGTGACCAGGAAGATATAGAACTATGACAGTCAGACGCGTACGGCGCACTGGTAGGCGCAGCACGCCGGGGGTGGCCGATGGCTTGAGCGAGCAGGCGCGTAGTATGGTTATGTCTGCGTGGGAGGAGGCCAAAAGGTGCGAGAACGCACAATTCGGGGAAATGTACGCTACCGCGCTAGAGCGCAAGGTCTACTATAACGATAGTGTACTTTTCGACTTTATGAAGCACCTCACGCATGCCCCGGTGTCTATTGAAGAGTTTATCGAAGGCGAAGAGTATGTAGGTGCTACTGACTTGAAAATCTGGCCGGAGGTGCGGCACGCGGTAATTGCCGCTAATAGAGACTGGTGGAAGGGAATGCCGGCGGCTACGCATGAGATTCTTCTATGCGGGGCTACGTCAACAGGTAAGACAGAGATAAGCAAACTGACGACGCTATACCACCTCTACCTATTATCGTGTATCGACAACCCGCAGGCGTATTACGGCTTACCGAAAGCCACCTCGATTGTTTTCGCCATTATGGCAGCAAAGCCCCATGTGACTAAGAAGGTCATCTATGACCCGCTCCGGCACATGGTGGAGAACATACCGTACTTTCAGAAGCACTTGCGTCCCAGTAAGCTGGTTGAGTCTGAAATGATATTCGAGGAGAAGAACATCCGTGTGACTCCTGGAGGCGTGGACGCCGACTCTATTCTAGGGGAGGCCATAGTCGGCGGCATCATTGATGAAATTAATTTCATGAATGTGGTTCTTCGGTCCAAGAAAGCAGAAGTAACCACGGGCCGCGCGGGGGTGTACGATCAGGCGCAAACGATACATAGCGCCATGACGCGGCGGGTGAAAGGCCGCTTCACAAAGCCGGGGCCTAAGATCGGTATTGTATGCACATCGTCATCGACACGGTATAAGGGTGACTTTACTGATAAGCGCAAGAAACAGGTAGAGGATCATAGCGAGTCCGGGGTGTACATCTACGATAGAGCACAGTATGAAGTAAAGCCGCAAAGTAATTACTGCGGGGATACTTTCCGTCTGCTAGTAGGTAACGACATCCTCAATGATGTACGTATTCTCGCGGCAGGTGATACCCCGCCAGAAGGCGCGCGGGTGCTCGATATACCCGTGGAGTATGAGTCAGAGTTTCGCCGTGATCCGCACTCAGCTTTGCGTGATATTTGTGGAATATCCACTAGCTCGGTGTCTCCGTTCTTCCAGCGGCGCTTCAAGATATACGAGGCTATCGCGGAAGGTGAAGAGGAGGGGCTATCCAGTTTCCTAGTAAAAGACAACGTTATTCTGGGTATCGACGGTATGCCTGTAGTCAAGTTCGGGCACTACTGCACTAACCCCTCCCGCGCTCGCTTCGTGCACGTAGACTTGTCTAAAACCTCTGATCGCTGCGGAATTGCAATGCTTAGGCATGACGGTATGGCTACCGTCAGCCGCACTAATGGGGTCGTAGAGAAACTGCCCGTAGCTTCCGTAGAGCTGGCTTGCTCGATAGAGCCCGATGCTAATAATGAGATCGACTTTGCCGAGGTACGTACGTGGGTTAGACAGTTACGTGATGTGTACGGATACCCAATCAAGGCGGTAACGTACGATGGCATTTTCAGTATCGAGTCTATCCAGCAATGGCGTAAGGCGGGGATGCGTACAGGTAACTTGTCCGTTGACCGCACTTCTGCCCCGTATAAAAACCTGCGGGATGCGTACAATGACAACCGTATCAGGATGTTTAACCAAGATATTTTGATAGCCGAGCTGTTTGATCTTGAGTTCGATGACGACAAGGATAAGGTGGACCATTCGGTACATGGGAGCAAAGACATCGCGGATGCGGTGTGCGGGGCGTACTACTCGCTACTGACTAAACGCAGTTCGTGGGTTGTAGAACAGACCGCAGACCACGAATTAGGTGGCGGGCGTGCAGAATACAATGAGCGTTTTGAGGGAGACAGAAGATGAGTAGCGATGACACTGTATATCTCGCGGACGGTGTTGTATTTAGCTTTAGACAGAAGACGTATGTGGCCCTCCCCGCCCCGTCGTCGTCATGCGCGGGTTGCGCCTTTAGCAATAGGCAAGGGGATACGTGCCGGCTCTGTGGTTCGGGGTTTCCCGAATGCACAGACAAGCGCGAGGCCGAAATAAAATATTTTATCGTTAAGGAGGTAGAGTGCCAACAGCAGTCGATTACATTGTAGTAGCTGTTATCGTGTACTTTGGGGTGGGGGTGGTCAAGTTAGCGCTGATGCTGCCCACGCTAACGCTGGCTGTTGCCTACAGTCTATTTCTCGAAGGAAAGTACAAAAACAAAAGCACACTATTGCATATTGTTGCGTATAGTCTAGTAGCTATATTCGTATCTCTACTAGGCTGGCCGCTGATTATGAAGTCCGAAGGGTTCGGGTTTTTTCGGGCGTATACTGAAGAGGAGGTGATAGCCGCAGTGAATGAAGCTTACGATTGCTACCGAGATAGGAGAATGTAGCATGTACGCTGTTGAGGTTGTTGCCCTAAACCGTATTGTTTCCCGAGTGTTTAGGTCACTGGACTACGACAAGGTTTTGCGGGTGTTTGACGCGCGGAAGCAGATGCGCGCCCGAGAGGTGCGTATGGTGAAGTACACAAATGGGCGGCGCGTGGTACTGAAGTACCTTGACAGAACTAGGCGTCTGTAGCTCCGGCCCCCGCAAGGGGGCTTTCTTTTGCATACAGCGGGCGGTGACCTAGGTATCCCTTGCTAGCAGACCAAGCCTACGGTATTCTGCTAGAGCTAGGGTAGTATTGCAGTATTGCGCGAGAATTCGGTGCACGCAAAGGCTTAGCAACAGTACGGTAACCCCCACAGAATTTTGAAATCAATTTCATTTTAGGAGCAGTAAAATAGCGAGGTATCGAGAGAGGGCAGATACCAAAGGCACCGGCCCGCTAACTTTGCGCGGTCGCGTGCCGGGTGCGGACGTTACCCAGAGTCGCTGTAGTATCTACGGAGTCGTACTATGTGCTCTAGTTGCCTAGTGTATCGTGTTACCGTATTCCACCATGAAGACGGTACGGTGGATTTTGAGGTAGAAGGTATCGCGGGGGATTCTGCATCCCTAAGTTGTGCATCGCAGGTATTGCACGATGTTGCGGATACCATATGTCTACCTAACGAGGTTCATACGGTGACGTAGCATGGACACATCCGACGACATAGAGTTGCGGTTACTCTCGCGGATCGCATACTTAGAGGAAGATCGTGCACGTATATTGGAAGCCATAGGGCGGCTGATAGAGTCCGCGGATGGCTTCGTATCCGACAATCCGCGGGCGTACAATACGCGGCGTATGGTGCAGGTAAAAGCTAGGCACCTCGCGGGGGTTAAAGCTATATACATTCGAGGTTCTTGGTTCAACCCGTAAAAATCTGTGCTGGCACATGCTTTGCGCAACTAGTTAAAAGTTTGTGCTGGCACAGGTCTCTCATAACTATGGAATACATATGGCTGGCTTCTGTACGCAATGTGCTGAAAGACTGTTTGGTGAGGACTTCGGTGACTTTGCTGGGCTGTGCGACCGTGGTGGTGAAGCGACTGTTCTCTGCGAAGGGTGCGGTGGCATAGTCGGTGTAGACCACACTGGCTACCGACTCTGGAAAAGTAAGAACCTGTCTCTTGACAAAGAATCCTGTAGTAAGGATAATAGCTGACTCGTACCTGAGTTTCTGTAGTCGCAGGTACATTGTGGCTATGTTAGTAACGCGCCCGCGCGTTTTGTTAATCACCGCTTTGTGCCCTACCCGGCGCGGGGGACGTAGCGCTACTATAGCGACATTCGCAGTCGCCGCCGCACAAAGACGCAGCGGCTTCTGCCGATAAGTTGCAGGGTAGTAGCGTTTATACTTTCATCCACCGAAGCAGACAACACAAGGAGCTACACATGGCTGTCAAGAAGCCCCGCAAGCCCGCCGCAGCGAAGCCGACGTATGCGGCTCGCCTGCATCCGAAGGCCCCGAACAACCAGCCGTTCAACGTCGTGGCGCGGCATGGCAAGAAGCGCGGCTGGAGCACCACGCGGGGGCACAACAACCAAGAGAAGCGTGATTAAGGTTCTCTGATGAGCCGGTGAGACTCCGGCGAAACGGTGCGGACAGACCCCGTGAGTCGGTACCCTCCCTACCGTCTTACGCCGCACCGTAAGAACCAGTGCCAGCATATAGGGCAAGGCCCACCCGATATTCTGGCTAGCCGTATCCGTAACGGCGAACGGATAAATGGAGGGTAATGCGGTATCCCTAACCTACCCCGTGCAAGCCTCGTATTGAGGTGGCATTGCCGATTTCTTCGGGGGCATCGGAAGCAAGTAACCGAAGCAAAGAACTGCGCGAGTTCTGAGCCGGTGAGAGATTGCAGCAGGCCAACTACAGTCTTGATCCGAGTCAGAATTTGAAATCAGTTGCAAAGGTGATGCGTGTCTAGCCTTTTGGGTACGGTCTCCCGTACCGACCCGTGGCGCTATAGGCCACCGTGTAGATGGGTTATGATTCGTATCGGCGGGCGGCATGTACTGCGCTCAGAAGTAAGAGTACGGGCGTGTAGCTCAGCGGTTAGAGCAGAGGACTCATGGCGTTAAGTTGTGCCATGCGAGGGGAAACCGCGCATGGGATGGTGTCAAATTCGGTGAAACCTAAATCTCTTCGGGGACACGGCAACGCCGAGCCAAGCTTCGAGGCGAAAGCGTCGTTGAAGGTGTAGAGACTAGACGGCACCCACCTAAGGCATTGCGGCTACGGTGAAGGCATAGTCCAGGGAGTGGCGAAAGTCACACAAACCGGAATCCTTTGGTCGTGGGTTCAAATCCCTCCGCGCCCACCACTCACCCCGGATGGTGGAATTGGTAGAAATCCCTCGGCACAAGCCGTGCGGGTTCGACTCCCGCTCCGGGGACCAGTAAATGCAACTACAGTCAAAGAGGTCCAGCGTGGAACGTTCGTCACGTAGAGCAGCACGCCGCCAGCGGCGGAGAGACTGGGTAGCAGGCTCGGTAACAACTCTTGCCGTTGTAGGTGTGCTCGGCTTCGGGTTAATTGCCGCGGCACCGCCTGAAATGTACCGGCCGGCACCTGCGACGTACCACCCTACACCTAGCGGCAGCGCCGCCAGGATTCAGTATGTGCATATACCACCCTGTACCGGGGTAGGTAAAGACTGTACAGATGTCGGGCCTGATGGCGGCGCTCTACTGATACCGCGTACTAGACCTCTGCCGCAGGTTCAGCCGCAGGGGGACTACGTGCCGAGCCGGGGACGTTAGCTTTGGTAGGTGTAGGCATCGCTCTACTGTTGTGGAGTAGGAAACGCCCACGCTAGAATACGTAGCAATGGCAGTAGGGATAATCGTGACTGTCTTGGCTAGCAAGGCGCTTGGGGTAGACATGAGTGATGAATGAGTAAGCGGATGGCTACTATATGATTAGCACTTCGACGCATCGAATGCGCCGGGGGGGTTAGTAAGTGTAGCCACCGCAAGTAATTTGTTGATGTATAGTTACACCATCGCAGCAACAAACAGACCAGGAGGGTATGATGCTTTTTTCGCGGGTAGCGGTATCGATAGCGGCTCGCCTAGCCGCCTTCGTCGCTTCCCATACTCCAACCGATAGCATGCACCTACGTGCTTGCGCCATTGCGGGGATGTGCACGGGAGAAACACGTAGCCGAGCACCCTTCGCTGCGACCCACCGACCGGGTAGGCGCGCTGCACTAGGGCTACGGCGACGGAAATCGCCGGCATTGGAGTACGGCTAGCTAGTGGGGCATCTAGTTAGGCGCTAGGTGTCCCGGACCAACACGATAGGAACACATGAGTATTAGGGTAGCGCCTACACGCCGCTACCCCGGCACAGCCACACGGTGTGGTCCATAAGTGCAGCAGGGACGGCGTAACCCTGTTTACGACCCCTCCGCGCTGGCGAGGTTAAAGGCCAGCACCTACAAAGAAGCGGAATGCGCAGGCTGATGCGCAATGCGTGGCGAGAGCATGGACGAATTTCTCGCGGCTGCCCTATAGACGGGAACAACAGCGACTTAGAGCTAGTGCAAAGCCGGAGATCAGCACCGGCCCGCTTCTTTGTGGGTACCTCGGTCTATACCTGTTGCCGGAACAACAGGAACATTATAGATCGGTCTGTTCCGGCAGGCGGAGCAGTGAGGCTTGCGAGGTACCCCTTCGGGGGCGTGATGGAATGGTAGACTTGGCGGTCTTAGAAGCCGCTGCCGCAAGGCGTGGGGGTTCGACTCCCCCCGCCCCCACCATGAGGTAGGGTGATTGATTGCTCCGGGAAGACACGTGCGGAAACAGGCAGCGCGCGTGGGTGGTATCAGTCACCCTACCTGATGGTTTAACGGTGAAGGTAGAAAGGAGAGGTATTATGGGTTACTACATTCCTGGACCGACAGTAGGTAAGGGCGCGTATCTGGAAAAAGAGTACGACGCGCGACCGTGCTCACCGTCGCTAGCGTGGGCGGCACTAGAGCACCCGGCGCTAATCCCCGTGTGCGTAGTCAGTAATGGTGACTTTGAGGCCGCGGCGGTTGCATATAACGATGTGGAGTTTGCTTGGTTTACTGACCCCGAAGACGCGCGACCTAAGCAGTGGTACGTCATGGATCGTACAAAAGCTTACGAACTGTCCGGCTTCAAGGCGTAGCCCACGAACACAGCGCTGCCGAGAAACCGCCATTCTCGGCGTAGTATAATACTCGCCCGCTAATCTTCCACACAGGGATATACATATGAGTCAGCGCACACATGCAACTGTTGCTAGAGATTCTCCGTACGGTATGCCTGTTAGTAGTTGCTCTATTTTTCGTTCTGTTGCTCACTAACATGGCCCCAGACACCTTATCGTCGTGGTTGATTCGTTTGGTGTTCTCATGATATTCGACTCGCCTCAGTGGCCTATCGTGCGGGACCCTTCAGGACCTCGTGAATACTGCGGGGCGGTAAAGAACACGGTAGTAGTGCGGAGTACACACACATCGCGTAGAGTGTATATCCGCGTACCTACGGCGGTTTTCCCCTTCCTAACACAGTTGCTCAGTAGTCCTCTGTCGGCTTTCGCGGACGCCCCTGTGTCTTTTTACCTAGAGGAAGATGAAAAGCTGTGGGTGTTTGGCTTTTACGCGCGGGGCGACTACTACGATTTGTGGTCGTACACATCCTTGCCTAAATGGGCGGAGCACTATGAAGCCTGAGCCAGCGAAATTCACACGAGAAAACCCCTGCACTAAAAAGCATCTATGGAATTGCTTTGCTTCTGCGACGGGATTCACAGCCGTGCCGGTAGTGGAAGCGCAGAAGCAGATAGGCGTAAATGCGCCTAGGGTGATGGAGCGCAACGCGCGACTTACTGTAGTGACACGGCGGGGAGTGGATTACTATGAGCTTACTTCAGAAGGTAAAGCGTGGCTTAGGGCTGGGGCGGAGGCGTACATCCGAAACCACCCCTCTGAGTCCGGAGATTTCAGATACCTACGAGGAGAGCACGAAACGGATGAAGCCGGGGGAGCTGGGAGACGAATACGCAGAGTTACACGTCGCGGTTCTGGAGTATAAGGAGGCAGCGTTTGCTGCGGCGAGCCGCATGTATGGCAGAATAACCGCCGCTGGCTACAGCATCACAGATGTTAAGCTCACCACCTTCTATCCTGTAGATAGGCATAGAGTAACGGGTGTGTTACACCACCCGCGGACTGCCGAAGTGGAGCTTACGGTAGTGGCCGCTAAGGCGAGCGGCGCTGTACGAATTACCTTCAAGGTCTAGGGTATAATGGCCTCTCTCACACAGGAGGCCAAGCCATGAGTTACAAAGTTCAGATTCTCTACTTCCGTGACAACGTTCCCACCCGCACGATATACACAGGTCTGACGGAGGCGGAAGCGCAAGCCATCTGCGGGAGTCCCGAAGGCTCATCGAAGACTTGCACCAGGGCATACCTGAAGCGCCGTACAGCGCAGCGGGGTCCGTGGTTTCTCGCATATACTAAGGAGTAAGTTATGAGCACACCCAAGTACGGGAGTTCACTGAACCACAGCCAGACGGAAACGGTGCAGGGTATCCACGTATACGTGACCGGAGATCGACGCTACCTATGTGTAGCCCAGAGAGACAGTAACAACCCGTCTATCGAGAACGTTGTGTTAGTCCCTATGTCGATGGTCCCGGCATTTAGCGCGGCATTTGTCGGCACTACGGCGGATACCAGTGCGTACATCGATGTGGCGGAGAGTTTGGTGTGCATCACTGGGTACAAGTCTGCGGGGGCCGAAAATGCTTCCTGAGAATCTACGAATCAGTGACCTCATCGCAAAGGTGGCGGGAGTTAAGCAGCATCACACCGTTACGGTTCTGCGCAGAGAGACACCAGCCAACGAAGACCACCGTGTCACCGCAGCTACGCAACGTAAGGTGCACAGCGCGTACGAGTCCGTTAAGCACTACTTCTCAGAACAACACGGTGCGGCCGGCGTAGCGGCTTTTACGGCTATGCTGGATGCCGAACTTGCTGAGCGACCCGCGCGTCCGGACACCGGCAATGTCAAGGCGTGTCTTGCCGTATATCGGGATATGCAGGATAAAGGCTTTGTGAAATCGATTGCAAAAGGAAATGTCCAATGATGTACGATATCTACTTCGATCCTGCACTGGCCCGCTGGCGCTTGCGGATGGTGTACCCAATGCTGGTATTTTTCAGCACCACGCGGGAGGTGTATGGCCCTAACTCCACCAACGACAGCCCTGCACCACTTAGCTTTGAGACTTTCGGAGCCGCGCAGGATTACGCAGCCAAGACCGGACTGAAAGACGCCTACACGATGCGCTACCCTAAGCGTATTCCTAGCATGCGGGAGGTACTGAATGGCTCGGAGAATTACGCGCACCAGACGGCGCAGCTTACGCATAACGGTCAGCGTAGCCTGTAGCGCCGTAGAAGGTTACGTAAGTGAGGCGGCGCTGCACGATTGGGTCTGTGCCGCTATCGCGGAGTACCACCGCTTTCGCGCGGGGCATGTGGGGGTAGGCGCGAGTGCTGCTATCACTACTCCTGAGGTTTCCCTTGTCTCTACTGAAGAAGAGGATAGTTAAGCTCACTGTCAAAAAAACTACGGTGTGGGCGGATGTTGATGTGTGGTCGCTTATAATACAGCGATTGCAGAAAGACCGCGCCCGCCGTCGAGCGGGGCGTGCTAGGCCGCGCGTAAAGCGCAATATAGAAAATATGTAGTGGCACGATCAGTAACTAACCATAGTGGAGTACTCGATGAAACTCTCGGGGGTGCAGCTAGCGCACTACAATCACAACGACGAACGCGTGCGCACTTCGTACCTGATCGTTGCACATACCGCCGTGGGTGACGACAGCCTCGCCGTGATGATTCACGACTACGTGTACAACGACGAGCGCGGATACTCTGTCGCAGAGGTTTGTGACCCGGTAGACATGCTACTGGAGCAGTATGATGGCGTAGCGGTTTGCAGTACGGAAGACATCTAAACAAGGAGCTACACATGGCTGTCAAGAAATGGAAACCCAGCGAAGGTAAAGTGGGGCGTAACGCCACCTACACCATCGACGAGAAGGGGGTAATGACCCTGAAGATCGACCTCAACATTCGTCTGGGGCCGTCGGCGAGTGGCAAGACGACTATCATCGCCACATCGGAGGGCAACCATACGGTCGAGGGCGGGGAGGGTGCAGTCATCGGCCTGAACGTCTATACCAAGGAGAAGAAATGATGGATGAGGCTGACGCTAGCGACCTGTACAGTCGCGCCATGAAAGCTGCCGACTACGCCGCCGAGAGCGACTGTCCGGAGCATGCGCGAGCAATCCGTGATATCGGGGACGCATTCTGGGCGTACTGGCAGGCCACAAACAACTTGCCGGCCAATGTAGACCGGCTCCTGGCTACGGCCAGGGAAGAAGCCGATGCGCAGTACATTGGCTGGTTTGGCAGGACCTGCCGACCCGAGTAACTAAGCCCTGCGGCCTGCCCCTATCGGGGGCAGTCCAGAGTGTTTAGACCATCCACACAAGGGTACTGATATGACTATCTCGATTTTCGTCCGTGATGTTGATTCGCAACTCGTGAAAAAATGCTGCCCCGAGTGTAGCGGCTCCGGCCACGCGGCAGACGGCCTGGATTGCTACTTCTGCGACGACGGGTATTTTACGGAGTACGTCTATCCTGAAGGGATGGAACCGATCAGCATGGGTAACACTAATGCCGCTACGGTGATTGCTGCTATTGACAAGCAGTTCAACCCGAAAGACCCTTGCGGTTACTGGGACCGGGATCGTATGTCTGTGGTCCTTACCGTGGTCGAGGCGATGCTCGCCACCGATGCGTACGATTTTCTGGTACGCGAGACCGAGGTGGAGGGGCGGATTACGCATGTCGGCATTGACAGTGTCTACCTGAAGCAGCGTCTAGAGCAGATCAAGAATATAATTCTTGCTGCCCGCAAGGCAGGTAAGACCGTGGCGTACGCTTAAGCAGGGCCGCGCGCTATACTTTGCACACGATTTCAGATAGGGGGCACACATGCTTACCGATGAACAAGTCCGCGCCCTGAAAAAAGGCGATGTTCTGTATAACAACGCCATTTGGGGTACCAACAAGGACGGCAGTGTTCAGCACTACACCGCCATTGTTACCAGTGTTCCTCGCAGGAACGCGAAGAACCCGGTGATCGGTATTAAGCGCAAATATGGTAACCACGGCGAGGGTACGGTCTCCCTGGAGGGCCGCAAGCTGTGGCGGGTATCCGAAGAAAAGTCGGAAGAGGACATGAACGTTCTCGTGTCCGAGGGGGACTTTGCGAAAGCCCGCGCCCGCAAGATGACGGTGCGCAAGACCGAGAACGTGCCTACGCCGGCCAAGACNNTGCGGCCCCCGCCTCTGCCAAAGCGGAGAAGGTGGAGCAGCAGCAAGCGGCTGTATCGCCTACCATGAAAACTCGCCGCCCGCCGCGCCCCTCAAAGCTCAGCGAGGCCGAGTTGTCTGAAGTATCGAAGACGTTGGACAAATACTTTTCGTGACTCATAAAGGAGAACAGGAATGA